GCTGCTGACCGATTGCCAGTGTTTGACGTATTATCATCACTCCAATTAATTTTATTTTTAATCCAGTCAACCGCTCGATTAATCATTTCTGGCAGTTTGATTTCTGTTTCTATCGTTATTTTTGCCGAGGCAATTTTCGTATCATCGCCATCTTTTAATGTCTCTCCATACATTTTGACAATAGCAAAACGACTGCTTGACGGAGGATAATAGCTAAAAACATCAAGAGGATATTCGCAGGCGTGAAATCCACTTTCACAAGCTTTAACCGCTCCATCATGCTCAAAAGTTTTACCTATCTCGTATTGATAGTCTCGGCATTTAAGACTTTCATCAAATCCTTTGTATGCAATAATTTCTTTTTTCATTTTTTCACCCAAAAGAAAACCGCCTTATTTGGCGGTCTCAATCATTTTTAATATTCGGCTTTTACTTTCTTTCACAAATAAACTCTTTCCGTTTGTTGTTGATATGAAAGAGTTATCACCTACTGGCTTAATGTAAAAAATACTATCAGCACAAACCTGTGTCTTTTTAAGCCCCTCGATAAGGGTAAGTGTTATTTCTTTACCCATAACACTCCCACCTAGAATGGAATCCCATCTGAAAAATCATCTTGTTCAGCCATTGCACTTAATGGCTCAGGCTTGGCTTTACTTGGTTTTGCTTGTTTCGGTTCATCTTGGCGACCGCCTAACATCTGTAAGTTATCGCCTTGAATTTCTGTGGTGTAACGGTCTTGTCCGTTGCTATCTTGCCATTTACGGGTTTTTAAACGCCCCTCAATATAGACTTGTGAACCTTTGGTAAGATATTGACCTGCGATTTCGGCTAATCTTCGATAAAGCACGATGCGGTGCCATTCTGTTTGAGTTTTTTTCTCTCCAGTGTTTTTATCCGTCCAGCTTTCACTTGTTGCCACGCTGATATTTACCACTAATTCACCATTAGGCATTGTGCGCACATCAGGATCATTTCCTAAAAAGCCAACGATAATTACTTTATTAATTCCAGCCATATTTACTCCATAGATTTATATGCTTTTAATGTTTTGATAAATGCGGGTATTTCCTTGTCAAACGCTGCCATTAATTTTTCATCTCGCTCAACCGTAAAGAGATAAAACGGTTGTTTTTGATATTCAGGGCAATAACTCACAAAATCCCATGTTTTATATCCTGTCACCCACAAATTTGCTTGCACTTGGATAACATATTCAGACGGCACGCCACCATTGATAATGTATTGAATATGCGTACTCATTTTCGGGCATTTAATCTCAAGTCCTTTTTTGAGTTCGGGGATCAATCCATCAGGACTAACCATCAATTCTTTTTTCTCATTTAGATATACGCCGCCAACTTGCTTGACGGCATTTCCAGTAAGAAATTCATAAGCAGAGCGGGCAAGCGGCTCAAGCTGATTGCCTCGCTCCATAAAAGCTGATTTATATCCGCCATCCTGTAAACCAAGGATGCTTTCTTCAATCAACTCCGCCATATACTTGATTTGTACGCTTGATTTTTTACCGGTTGCCGTCACAATGTTTTCAAAGCCAGTTGCAGTAGGGATACCTAAACGGGCTTTTAACCATTCTTCCGAGCCTTGTTCGCAATCAAGCGTTATTAGACCGTTAATCATAGTGGGACATCTTCTCCGCTATCTTCTTGTTGCTTATCAAGGCGACTATTGAGGATTGATATAGCATTGTCGGCTTGCTCTTTTGTCATTTCGGAAATATCTGTATGACCGTATGCTGTCAGTAGTTTTTCTGTGCTTGTACCGGTTGCATCAATTAAACCGATTAACATTTCTTTCTGTTCGGATGTAATTAACACCGCAACATCTATCACGTTTTGTTTAGGCGTTACATTTACTGTATCACGCTGCGTTTCCACAATTCGGTCTGCCTCGTCTTGGTCGTAAATACCTGTGAAACCAAAGGCCAAGCGCGCACACTGAATCATCGCTTTGTGTCGCAACATTCTTTTCGGATGCGTTTTCCATGGTCCCATGTCACGAAAGCATTCACTCATATATTCCGTTACCGAAATTGGTTTTGAGCGGTCTTTGCGATAAATTCGGCAAGTGCATTTTTCATCATCTAAATCAAATTCGATGCCGTCAAAATTTGGATTTTCGTTAAGGATTCTTGCCCAGCCATCAACGCCAACAATTGGGACAATGCCATTTTGACGATCGGGGAATGCGTAAATCTCTTTTGTCCACGGATTTAATCCATATTGATTCGCCACGATTAAAAGCGCGGTCATTTGGCTGTCATTTACATTACCCTTGAAAGCGGTATTTTTTAATGTTGCCATCAAGTCTGAACCGTCCGCGATTTCAAATCGTTTAGCAAGTTTGTCTGTCAGATTTTGTAGTGCTGTTGCCATTTCGTTTTATCCTTTAATTCATTTTTTTAAGTGATACATTGTCTCCATGCTGTGCTTTCACTTTGCGTGCCAGGGCGATTGCTTGCTCTTGCGTGCCGGTAAATGCAATGCGGATTTCAAAGTTAAATGTCGGCTCGTCAAAAAGTGCGGTCGAATTTTCTTGTGTTTTTTCTACCGCACTTTGCGCTCCCATTTCTTCTGTAACGGCTTGCGTTTCGGCTTTTACTTTTGCCTCTTCTTGCGCCTTAGCCTTGATTTCAGATTCACGTTTTTGCTCATCATCAATTCGTTGTTTAATGATTGGCGCTAAATCTTCTTCACCTGCAATTAACTTAATTGCATCAGGGAATAGATAGCTTGATTTAGCAGTTAGCTGCTCAAGGCGTTCAGTTAAGCGAGTGACTTCAATAGTGATCTCGCTAATGATTAGGGTTTTCTCAGAATTTACGGCTTTCGTTAAACCTGAGATTGAGCTTTTGCGTTTTGTGCTTTCTTCAATCCGGCTTGCGATCTTATGCTTTGGAATGTTCTCTTCTAGCGCAAGTGATACATCGCTTGTTTTTGCTAGTTTGTGGCGAATATCTGAGATTTCTGCAACCGCATCTTCTACGATCTTAGCTTTAATCTCAGATTCTTTAATTTTAACTAACTTATCTCGTGCCAATCGCTCTTGTCTAAAACGCTCGGCAATGCTTTCGGCTGTTTCAACGAGTTTTTTAATATCACCGCCAACGGCATTTTTGATAGCTAATTTTGTTTTATCTTCTAAGTCTTTAAGGATTTTTACTTCTTCCTTTGCAGCCAAGAAGTCATCATCGGTTTCAAATTTGCTTGTTAGGGTAGAGATAAACGCATCCGCTTGTTTCTCAAAGTCTGCAATATTGGTTGTTAAGACTTTGCTTTCTGTTGATAGGATCAACTCAAATTTTTCTGTCATTTTTATTTACCTTAAATTTAAATATAACCACGTTTATAATCTTCTTCTTTTTGCGCTATGCGATTTTCAGCAAGTTTTTTTACTGCCTCATCTCTCAAGTTTTTAAGAGCCGATTGATTACATAAGAAGATATTGATCCAAGCGCTATCGTTTTCCTCCATAAGCTCAGAAAACTCGCATAAAGTTTGGCTATCTCCACTTATTATTTCTCTTTCTATGTCGCTAATTTCATTTTCTACTGCACGCTCATAGGCATCATATTGTTCTTGTGCCTTGTCATAATCGGTAAAACTAGCCATTTCCCATTGTCGTTGTGTCGTTTGCATTTGGAATACCTCTCAATATGTCAAAGTAAGAACATAAATCCTCGTATTTAAATGTTCTCACCCAATGACCTCTGATTAATTTTTTGCCTCGAGGCTTGATTTGGCGATAATAAATCGCTCGCTCGATTGTGGTTGCGTGTACGCCAAAAAGACGATAGATCTCAGTAAGTTGAAATTCAGTTTGGCGCCCAGATTCAGGCTGTTGATTGCGCATTTCGTTGTACTCATCAAAACGTTTTAAATAACGCATCTTAGCCTTTGAAATACGCTTAACTAATGTTGGCTTGGTTGCTAGTCAAGTTTTCGGTCTTGAGCGGCGAGCGAGCTTGTTATCGAGCCATTTAGCCATATTAGCTTTTAATTCTTTACGCTCTTTCATTCGCACTTCGGCAAGTTCTATTGACTGGTAATTTGATGATTTCCACCACACTTTGCCACCAACTCTTTCAACAACATACCAGCCACCTTTCGGATAAGGCTCAATCTTAATTTCTACCTTCGCTTTTCCCACGGTTTAATTCCTTTTGTTTAATGTTTGTATAAACTAGAGCCTCTTGTTTAGCTGATTCTGTTAGATTTGGCTGATATTGCCCGTTTTCAGCAATCCATTGTATTCGTGCTTGTTCACGCTCTAAGGCTGTCGGTTCGCTTGCATCCGCTGCAAGTGCGGTAAGCATTGTCATAGCAACTAGACAGATTGATAGGATAGTTACAAGTACGTAAGCAGTTGTTTTAAGAAATTTGATTAACTTTTTCATAGTTTCACCTCGTATGGTTAAAAATATTGGTTAAAAAAATCCCCTAGAGCCAACTATAAGCAACTAGGGGTATAACCAATCTTATAAAGGAGATATTTTTTATTATGACTAACGCTGTTCCCAGCTAGAGCCGCTCTCGATTTCCATATCAATTTTCAAGAAGACTGGGCGATTCCATTCGCATTGTGAGAGCGGCTTTAGCTGGTGGCTCTTTCGGGATTTGAACCCATTGCGTTTTTCTTAAAGTTAGCATTAAACTAATTTTTATCTTAGTGTTAAAAGTGTCGGTTTCCACAACCAACTCAACAAAGAGCCATTAAATACCTTTCTTTATACTTGCAAGGCTCAAGTCCCTTATTGTCACCACAACATATAAGGAATATAATTTCCCCAACCACAACACAAATAAGGAGAAATTATGAATAAAGCAAAAGCCGATACATTAGCATTGCTTTTGGCGAGAGATATTGCTAAAACATCTAGCTCATCAACAGCATTGCCATTTGCCTACTTAAATCGAGATTCAGCTGAGAGCATTGCTGATTTTGTTGAGATGTTATCAAAACGCTTTGAAGCATTAGATGATAGCGTATCACTTCCTCATATTCTCAATGCTTATAAGAATCAATCAGATAAATAGCATCACAAATTGATTTGGCTAGTTTATCTGGGGGAAAATTAGTATTTTTTGCTGCACTTTCCAATACAGCCTGTTTGATTAGTTCTTTATCGTTATCAGATAGGCTGTTTTCTTTTTTTTCTTCCATTTTTAACCTCGTTTGTTTTATGTCTGCCATTTCAAAGCACACTCAAGAACATTCCCTTCACCGTGCGCACTCATTAGATCGGTCTGTGTAGAATGCGCTTTGAATTGGTGCTGCGGGAGAGATTCGAACTCAACTATCCTCCGGTTATGAGCCGGTTGCTTTTACCTATTAAGCTACCGCAGCAGTTTACCGTCTCTCCGATATGTCACGTTTCTTACGTCACGTTGACGTGCATAGTTTGTTTCATGCCGCCTTGTTAGCCTTCCTCTTGGAAGAGCATTACTGTCAGTCTCACTACGAGTCATCGGCTTGTCTAACATTGCAATAAAAGACTCTGTTCTGTTGCTTACGTTTAGCTATTCTCACCCATTGGCTTTGTTTGCACTTCCGTAAGCATTCACACCGCAATGTAAGGTTTTCTCCATCCGTTCATCGCTATTTACGATCCATCTGGATTGGCGTGTTATCACAACAAGATCATAAGTCACTTACTCCTAACTACTTATCGCTAATTAATCGGTGAGCTTTGTCATTCTCACTGCCGCACTTAATTGCGCTTAAGTGTTGGTCGATGTGTTTTTAATCTGATTTTTAAAGAGCATTGAGATGTTTATGTGTATCTCGTTTTGATGGGTATATTAAACACGATTTGTGTTTACTTGTAAACACGCCGAACACAAAATCCTTCATATTTTTTGTGTTAAATGTGTTAAGTGCGTGTTTTTAAACACAATTATTTTTTTAAAATCCTGTTTGTTTGCTTATTTTTTAATCAAAATTTAATTAGATATTGGCTAATAATGCGATTTTTCCTCGGTTTTTTATCGTTTTTGCGATCTGTATCGTAAAATTTAAGGGTAAAAATAGACCGCACTTTTGCTTAAGGTATGATTGCTAAGAGAAAAGGAGGGGTTATGAAAGAAAAGTTTAGGTTGTGGCTAATCTCGTTAAATTGCGAAGGCATCAATAGCTTAGGGATTAATGAGATAGTGTCGCGCGTAGATGAAGAGTTGAGAATTGTGCGCGCTAATGAGCAGGAGAGGATTGTGCTAGAGGAGTTGATTGCGGAGTTTAAATGTTAATAAAAAAAACCGCCCGTAGGCGGTTGTTTAATTTAATTTGTTTAATAGATCTTGCATTGTATGGATAGAAACGCCAATCTGGGACTGTATATTAATATGCTCGCTTAATCTTTTTTTCAATTTATTCAAATCTTCTTCCGTGAGTAAATCACTGTTGGCTTGAATTTGTTTTTTTAAATTTTTTATGCTTTTCTTTATATTTTTATTCATTCTAAGTATTTCTGGGCTTGTGCCAAATCGTCCTACAAATAAAGCTACACAGAAACTAAGAATCGGCGTCACTAAGGGGGCTGCAAGGTTAGCTATTTCAACCAAATGGGGAAGATTGGGAGTAATGTAAAATTTTATGATAAGCGAAAGAAAAAGCCCAATTCCTGCGGTATAAGAACCATATTCAAGCATTGAGAAAGGCTTTGTAACTGCATTTTGTTCAGCCATTACTTTCCTCGCTGCGTTTAATTTCTCTTAATTGTTCAATGATAGAATCTCTTGTCGATATTCTTATTGATTTAGAGCCAACCAAATTCCCATTATGATAATGATTGATGGTGATTTTATAATATGGGTTTAAAATACTACCAAGATAAAATGATAAGATTTTTAGTAAACGAGAAAGTACTGGGGTGCATAAAAGCACCCCTATAAACAAAGCTAATTCGTTGATATGCTCAACAAGCAAACTAATTAATCTTTCCATTATCAGAGATAATACGCCGCTCTTCTGGGGCTAAATGATGTTTAACTTTGGTTATAGTATAGTATTCTTTTGTTTCATAACCTAGCATTTTTATTGTTTTGTTCATTGTTACAGTGAACAAATCGCCTTTCTTGAAACTGGCAATGTTCTCATTTATTTTTTTAATAAAATCCTCGTCAGTAATTTCAACCGGGTAAGAGTGATTGCCGTAAGTCATTTCCCACCCTTTACTGCCTTTAAAGCTTACTGTAAGTAGTGCGATTGTTGTTTCTAATATCTCAACCCTTTCTTTTGGATTATTGATTTTCATCTTTTGAATCGTTCTTATTTCTTCCGGTTCCAACTTAACTAATATCTCTCTGGAGTCTTCAGATGAGTCAGGTGTTTTGATGGAATTTCCAGCCAATATTTTAAATGCCGGTTTTATGTTCCCTTCAAGAGGTGAGGACACCAGTGTTTTTATATTCTCACGAATATCTTTATTGGCTAATAACTTAGCTATGTTTTTATCTGATTTGATTTCTTTTCCATCAACACTTAAAGTTGCAACATCACTGTTATCATTGGTATGAATACCAATTACAGTTTCTCCTTTGGTGTCATTAATCGCATCAAATATGGTCTTTCCTAAGTTAGACACACTTTTTCTTGAT